GTATGGACAGAAGAAACTTTAAAAAATTTAGGGATAAAGATACTGTAGTTCTTTATAAATAGTTTATATGGCAAGTTTATTTGATACATTACAAGCAAATGCTTTTAGAGCTGGTATACGTACACGTACGAAAGAATCACAAGCGTGGTTTAAAAGAAACGTAACTAACCTACAAGTATCACCAACTTCTATATTAAAAGATAAAGCACTTGATAAAACATCTCAAAATATACGTGGTAGTATGTATATGTATTTCTATGACCCTAAGCATAAAGAAACTTTACCATACTATGATAGGTTTCCTTTAACAATAATGGTTGACGGCGCACCTGGCGGATTCTATGGATTGAATCTACATTATCTTAATTACAATACAAGAGCGGCCTTCTTAGATAACCTAATGGAATTTGGACCAGCTCAACCAAAAGAAAGTTCACGTTTAACAAAACTTAGATATAATTTAATAAACAGTGTACGTAAATATAAAGAATTCAAACCATGTTTTAAACATTACTTAGGCAAACATGTAGTATCTCAATTTAGTAGAGTGCCAATGACTGACTGGGAAATAGCTATATTCTTACCAGTAGAACAATTTAAGAAGAAGAGTAAAGGAAGTGTTTGGAATGAGAGCCTTAAAATAGCGAGACAGCCATGAGTAATATAGAAGATTTAAAAGCATTAATCAGTAAAAAAGGCGGATTAGCTCGAGCAAATAGATTTAGAGTTATATTTACACCACCTGCTCAAACTCTTTTTAATTTAGATGGACAACAGATTATAAGTTCTGTTATCTCAGGTAATTTTACTGCAAAGAATTTAATTAATGACCCAAGAGATATTAATTTACTTTGTGATGCAGTATCGATACCAGGCAAACAAATCAGTACACTGGATTACCAGGCTGAAAAACAATCAATAAAGATACCTTATGGATATATCCACGATGATATATCTTTAAGTTTTTTATTAACAAATGATTATTATATGAAAACAGTATTTGATACTTGGATAAATAGTATAATAAACATGGAAACTTATACAGTTGCTTATAAGAAAGACATTACATGTGATGTTATTATACAGCAATTGGATGAGAAAAACACGCCGATATATGGTGTGAAACTTGAGGGAGCATTTCCTACAACAATAAATGAAATAGTACTTTCGAACGATTCGACAGATACTATTCAAAAGTTAAATGTGAGCTTTAGTTATGATAGGTACGTGCCAGAAGGCGCAATAAGTAGTACCGGTAGCGCAATAAGAAATGCGTTATCAATTTTTGGATAATATAATAGGAGAATTATTATGGCTTTACCAGAGCTAAATACCGCAAGGTATAAGGTAGAAGTACCGTCAACTGGACAAGAAATCAGTTATAGACCGTACTTAGTAAAAGAAGAAAAGCTTTTGATGATGGCTATGGAGTCAAATGATAGCAAGGTTATCATGCAGACGACAATAGATATTATTAAAGCTTGTGTATTTGATGAAATTGATGTTGAAAGTTTAGCAATGTTTGACATTGAAACTTTATTTTTAGCATTAAGATCTAAATCAGTTGGTGAAAAGATTGATTTAAATATAAAATGCGAAGAGTGCCAACATGGTAACGAAGTACAAATAGACTTCGATGCAATAGAAGCACCAGTCGTTACAGATGATAATAAACAAATGATGTTAACAGATACTGTTGGCGTAGTTTTAAAATATCCTTCTGTAAAAGATATTGATAGTTTATCAAATCTTGGAGATAATGAAATGGATGCGGCTATGTCAATGTTAGTAGCTTGTATCGATAGTATCTTTGATGAAGATAATGTATATGATGCTAAGAGCGAGACAACAAAGGAATTAACGAATTTTGTTGAATCATTAAATTCAGAACAATTTCAAAATTTATCTGAATTCTTTGGGACAATGCCCGCTCTATCAAGTTTGATTGAATTTAATTGTACATCATGTGGTAAGGCGAATAGCCAGGAGTTAAAAGGTCTTCAAAGTTTTTTTACGTAGGCCTTTCGCACGATAGTCTTGTTAACCATTATAAGACCAACTTCGCTATGATGCAACACCACAATTACAGTTTAACTGAACTTGATAATATGGTACCGTGGGAAAGGGAGATATACGTTTCTTTATTAACGGATTGGATAGAAGAAGAAAATGATCGTTTAAAAAACGAACAAAGGAGATAATAATGGCTGATAATCAAGATAACAGCAGAAATGAAGTAGAAATTGATTTAGATAAGTACATGGCTATGATTGAGAAGCTTGATGAACAAGAAGACGCAATCAAAGAAATGAAAGAAGAAGCTCGGCTTGCAAAAGAACAGCTTGGTCCTCGTAAAAGAAAATTTATGGACTTGTTTATTGACGATAACGACTTGAATGAAAAAGCAATCATAGGATTTATTTCATTCTTCCTAATGGTAGTGTTTGGTATGACTGACTTAGTCACAGCACTTGTATGGGACATGGATTTAAAAGTTTCAGAAACAATATATACATCATTTGTTGTAGTAACACTTGGTGCATTTGGTATATCAGAAGCTGGCAAAGCATTCGGGAAATAGATAAATGGCAGATCAACCTAATCAAAAATCACTTGGCGACGTAGTAGAACAACTACAAGAATTAAACGACGCTACAGCAATGGCTCAAGAATCAGCGTATTATACGCAAGAGCTTAATGATTATATGAGAACGGAAGGTCGCAACTTAGACTCGAGTCAATTATACGCTATAGAAGACCTTATAGAAGTATTAAAATCAGGCAAATTAGATGAATTAGAAGCTGAAAAAGAACAGTTACTCAGAGGAAGAATAGAAGCTAAACGTGATAATGAACGTAATGACCTATTAGAAACTATTGCAAAATATACAACTTTTAGTTATGAACAACTTAAAGATGAATTTGGTGATAAAGGCCGTGGTACTATAGCAGGTATTATAATTAATACAGCGATACGTGGTCTTCTTATCGGATTCTTTGCATCAGCATTCTTAGAACCATTTAAACTTATAGGGAAAGGTTTATCAGCAATTGGTACTAAAATCGGAAAGTTATTAGGCATGCAAGGATTCTTTAAAGGTTTAAGAGTAAGCATTCAAACTACTGTTACTAATGGATTCAAAGCTATGACTGGTATATTTAAGTCAAAGGGTAATAAACCTCCTGGATTCTTAATGAAATCAGTGAAGCAGTTACAGCTTGTATTTATGGATTCATTCAGAATTATGACTACTATACTTGGTAACGTTACTAAAGTAGCTGCAGCAACTACTGGTTTTCTTGCTGGAAGGTTTAGAGCATTAGAATCATTAACTAAGCTTAAGTTTAGTTTTCCAGTAGATTCTAAATTAATGAAAGGTATTGCGAGAGCTCTTAATACATTGTTTAAACCATTAACTGGACTTATAAATTTATTTACTGGTCAAGCAGGTGTTGTTATTAAATCAGTTGATTCAGCTGGTAGAGCTTTAGGAACATCAAGCAAAGTTGTTAATAGTCTTGGAACGTCAGTAGTAAATTTCTTTAAAGCTTTAAAGCCAATAAAAACTGTGTTTGGATTCTTAGCTAGCATAGGTGGCGCGTTTAAAGGCGTAGGTCAAGTTCTTGGTAGATTCTTTGGTATATTTAACTTTATATTTGGATTCTTTAAAGGATTTAAAAAGTACGAAAATGGTAGTTTCTTAACTAAAGTTTTTGCAGGTATAATGGGTGGATTTAAAAATCTATTACTCATGGGCCCAGTGTTTCTCTTAGATGGCGTAAGATTTGTATTAGGAAAAATAGCAGGAGCTCTTGGATTTGAAGGACTTGCTGATTTTCTATCAGCGTTTTCATTTAGAGACATTGTAGGTAAAGCATTTGATTTTGTCACTGATACTATTATAAACTTCTTTGCACGTATGAGAGATACTATTAGTGATATAGGATTTGGTGGTATTATAAAAAATATTACTATTAGTCTATTAAAAATATTTAAAAA